TGCAGCATCCTCTTCACCCTGCTGTTCAAGTAGTTCCTCTGCTTCTTCTGCAAAGTTAATCACCTGTCGTAGCATAGAACCGTTGTCGTTGAAGACAGCCTTGTTACGCTTAAGCGGTCGCTGGTTCATTGATCATCTCCCATCCTATCTTTTTACACACCCAACGGTCGCCTTTTGCATTCTCTATGATATCACCGACAGAGATGCTATGCATATCACGAATACGCTCAAGACGATCCTCAGGTCCGATGTTACCAACCTCAAAGACATGCTCCAGATCATCAGCAATGACATTCGCTACATGCTCGTAGCAGTCGTGTGTCAGTCCGATAGTCGGATCACCCTTCAGTTGCGCTTCAGTCCAAGCAAGTGCTTTCACATGACACTTCCAACCTTCTTTGTTGATCAGTTCAACCAACTTGTCTTCTAGACGAATCTGGTGAAGTTTCCACATTTTAGACATTACACATTCTCCATCAATCTGAAACTCTTGCCACATTACACAGTCTGCCACAACTTACCAATCAGTTCCCAATCATAGGTGATCTGCTTGGTCTTGCGGTTGCGTTCATAGGCCATCTCAATACCAGTATATTCCTCAAGGTACTGAACAGCATCCTTGACGTTCTCAAATTCTTTCATAGCGGTATTGTTATTCAAGTTTGGCTTAGCTACCCACATTATTCAGTCTCCTCTACATAAGGAACAGGTTCAAGAGCAAGTTCAGTCACCATCCTCAGATGGGCCCGCAACCGACGCAGAACACGCGGCGTAGCAGGCAGCGGCTCTTGTTGCTCCTCTTGCTCAATCCAAATAGGAAGAACACGCAGCAACCGCGCAATCGCTTCACCGTCACCTTCAATCTGGCGACGAAGCTGGGCGGTGGTAATTGTCTGTGTCATGTCGAACCTCTCTCTGATCTCTCACTATACAGATATAATAGCAGGCTTTCGGATTAAGTCAATGGCCTTTTTTTAACTTTTTTTCGTCAATGAAACCAATCACTTATCCCCACTGAAGTCCGTTGTCAGCAAGGATAATGTCACGAATACGCTCCCTATCGACCGAATCGCCACAAAAGTCAGCGGCTGATTCGGCGATATATTTCTGAACCGCATTGAGAACCATCTTGTCTGTCATACCCTTGATAGGATAGATACCACTCTTTGCGTTGTAGAAGTCATCCACATATGTAATGAAGTCAATCAGCGCGTTTGTAATCTTTGCTACATCAGTCATTATACAGCCTCCACAACCTTGTATTCCTGATCCCACTTACCGATGTTGATGTAGATATAGTAGGCAATATCAAAGTAATCAATCATCGCATCAGTGTTGTCGTACCACTTAGTACCCTTCATCGCAGCAACCAGTTCGTTAAGAAACTGACCAGCAATACCAGTACCGTAGAACTTTTCGATATGAAAGGTATTGACCTGATGATGAGTATCACCGAAATCAATCGCACCTTCTTTGAGATTGACTTTCAATCCCCGATGGTGGTCGATACCGATAGTACCTTTCATGTTGTACTTCTTAAGAACAGCTTTAATAGCAGGCGCGAGTTCTTTCTTTTCTTTCTGTCCGATATAAGCCATTGGGAACCTCTCTCTCATTGCCGAATCACTTAACTAACTTACTATACAAATATAGCACATTCTCAGAAAATGTCAATGGCCAAAATGCATTTTATTCCACTTTTTTAAAATTATTTCTTGCTGCTCGTATGCTTCGATCTCAAAGGGACGCTCATAGTAGGGTAGTTCCCAGCCGTGCTTGCTCTTACGCAAGTCTTGAACGCAGTGTGTAACCTCGTGGAAGATAGCTGTAAGTAGATCGTCGCCCTGTAGCTTGTTGCTCAACTCAATTTCAAAGCAACGATCATCTGTCTCGTGCTGATACCCGCAGACACCGTGCAATCTGCTGAACAAAACCTCGATTTCTATGTCTTTTCTCATGCGCGGTGCCGAACAGGAAAAGGCGAATAAAACGGCTTTTTTTGTAAGTTCTTTTTTTCGCTTCTTTGCATTTTTTACGTCCACATAGATCATTAGCAGAACTCATGATCATGATAAGTCCACTCTATGGGATGATCAGTACCGTGATCACCGATAAGAACAGTATCAGTATCCCAATCGATGTCACCGCTGGAGCGATGATCATGGTGCATGTGAACGAAATCAGGAGTACCCCAGACAAGTTGTGCGGAGAGCGACTGATGATCTCGAATACCTATCCAGTGAATCAGTGACATGTTATCCCCTGTATCAAAAAAGAAAAAGAGAGTGAAGAGCAGGAAGATCGGATTGTTTCGATAGTGATGGTTCCGTTGAAGAGCGTCTTCTTGAAAGCATCAATGTCTACTTTAATCTTCTGTCCCTGTCGCTCCTCTCCACTCTCTTGTGTAATTGAGTTGGTAATACCACCCGTAGGCTGCCGTGGGAATGGTTGATGAGGGTGGTTCCTTTGAAGTGGTTGCTTCCCAACATCGTGGAAGTCCCTATCAACCGTGACGCTTTGTTGCTATCGGGATTGCGTCTTAATCCCTTCCTCTCAATTACAAGAACAATATACTATACTGTTTGGGGTATGTCAATGGCCGTTGTTAAGTTACTGAAAAAGCGTGGTGTTTCTCCGTCGAATCCACAGCCAGAATTGAGCGAATCGCACACTGATTCGCAGGTGATTCGGTCGTTGTTTTTAAACACATATTGCTTAGTGGGTATCTCGTATACCTTGAAGTTGTCACCGTGTCGTCTTACTTCGTAGTTCATTATCCATCCTTCTTGTTCTCTGGTTCAACATAAAGTATTCTTGGACATTGATATTGTGCATCTGTCCATACCATTTCATTCTTTCTTTTGTCCTGACACTTATACTCACATAGTCTTTCTTTGTCAGGACTGTTTTCATCGATATCCTGTGATACAATGTTGCAGATTATTAATCCTGCGTATGCTAGTTCTATCATTCTTTCCCCTCTATAGTATTAGTTCTGTTGATGTTTCTGATGATCCAATTGTACCCTTCATCCATGTATTGAATGCTAAACAGCATCTAGAATAATCATCTTCTTTTGGTGATACTTCATGAAATATTTTTGATGGAAATAGTTTAATGCTACCAGCAGGTGTAGGTTCTACTATTTTAAGACAGTTGTATTGATTTGTTGTTTCCTCAAAGATTAGAATGTCTGCTCGGGCGTTTCTATCATTGTTGAAAGCAATTGCATCGTTAGGCCCCGATTGCACATAAAATGTACCAGAGATGAGACTATTAGGATGACTATGTGGTGTGTGAAATTGTCCCTTACCTATCCACGTTAACCAGCTTTGAGTGATATAAACATCGACACTATTATTCTTTGGACTCCATGCAAGATGGAAAAACTCACTTACGAAAGACTCCAATTCAGATTTCAGTTGTCTTAGATGTGGTTTGTCTAGAATATACTTATTGTCAGTTGTTCTATTACCAGAAGCTGCATGAGATTTAGTCTTAAGTGAATCAATATAGCGCAGTTCCTGTTCTGTTAAGGAACGTCCAAGTTCTGTTAATCCTATTGGAATAGGAAATGCTGGTACAATCTCCATTATACTTTTAACCCACTGAAGTCTTTCTTACCCATTGTCTTTGTAGCCCATTTCATCATATCTTCCTCTGTGCTTCTTTCACCGAAATCAGTATTATCCATGACAGGACCGTCTAACACATCATCTTGAGCAGTTTGTTCCACGTCATACAGACGCATCTTTGATCGATCCACACCTACCACAAATCGTTTATATACTGTGGGATCATTGTATCTATTCTTCAATTGCTTGATCATGATCTGGTTTAAGTCTTGCAGTTCTTCTGTACTGATGAGAGCCATCATGAAGTCTGCTGTTGCTGGTAGTCCGAATGACTCTGATGTATCTGTCAGATCAACGTCACTGCTTGTAAAGCCTGAGCGTGTTGTCTGTGTTGCTGATACAATAGGAACCACTCTTTCTACTGCAAGTCCTCTCAGTTCTTCTGCAATCGCTTTGATCAGTGTGTATGAGTTGACATTAACACCAGACTTGATCCGCGACGACATGCAGATATTTAGGTAGTCGATATAAATGATGTCTGGTGTAAACGAGCGTTTAAGTCTTAGTTCGTTGAGCAGATGTCGAAAGTGTCCCGTGTGTGCAGATGCTGTTGGATATTCCTTGACAATTAGCTTACCAGAAGTCTTACCTCGTACTCGTGCGATCTTCTTATCATACATCTCTTTAGACAGGTTTGCTAGATCATCCAGTGTCACGTTGAGTAGATTCGCATCGATGCGTTCTGCGATCTTCTCCTCGGCCATCTCCATAGTGATGTACAGGACGTTCTTACCGTCTAGAAGGTTAGCACTAGCCATGTGACACATAGCAAGAGATTTACCAACGCCAGTACCAGCAAGTATAATGTTAAGCGATTTCTTTGGAAGACCACCTTTAGTAATCTTGTTAAGGTAGTCAATGTCGAATGGAATACGCTCTTCAATGCGATGATAGAAGTCCCAGCGATCATCACTGTCATCCAGAAAGTCATGACCAACGCTAGGATCAAAAGAGACAGACAGCGCATCAGAAAGTAACTCAGGAATCTCTCCCTTCTCGCTTTTCTCATCTCCTTCAATAATTGATATCGACTGCATGATTGCATTATAGATAGCCTTCTCTTGACAGAACTTTTCGGTCTTTTCAATCAGCCATTCTTTATCAACCTCTTCTTCAATAACAAGATCACCAATGATCTTACTACACTCTGAGAAGTCTTCGTCTGATATCTTCCCATTGTTATCCAGTTCGATAACCAGTGCTTCCCTAGTAGGTAGAGCATTATATTGAGAGATATACTTATCAATTTCTTGGTAAATGGTTTTTTCATGTCTCTCTTGAAAGTAATCACCCTTCAGATAAGGTAGTGTGCGTCTTGCATATCCGTCGTCATTCAGAAGGTGCTTCAGCACCATCAGTTCTACTCGCATCAACAAAATCCTTCAACAATTCGTTTAGTATTTTTCCTAGTGTATCAATAAACTCTTCAGATGTCAAGTCTAGTTCGTTTTCGTTCTTGACTGTGATGAAGTTAAAAGAAACCATAGCCTCTTCATCAGCATCCTCTCCTAGTCGTAAATTGTCATACTGAAAGATGACCCCTTCATAGGGGCCATCCTCAATCTGAATGCACATCAACTCTTCGTGAAATGCATCATCATGCTGTACTACATTATACTTCGTCATGATGCTTCTTTGCTTCTTGCCATGAACGCTCAGTAATGAAGTACAATACAGTCAGAGCCGTCAGAGCGATCACACCATACAATCCATCACCAAGATACCTATCAGCGAGAGTAATGAAAGCTGCTGAAATACCAATCACTGCAATGAGTGTAAACAGATATCCAAATAGCTTTTTAACGAAAGTCATAATCATTGTGTTGTCACCTCTTCTTCATCAGGGAAAATTTTACGATCAACGATAATCTCAGGCTCATCCTCATCAACACCATACATAAACTCTTTGTGTGCTGCTGCTTCTAGTTGTTCCATGATATCATCAGTGTAGTACTTCTCAGGATTCTCATTGATGCTTTTACCAAACACCTTAGTACCATCAGGTAGTTCATACCGTGTTGATACCTTCTTGATAATATCATACTTCTCTGCAAGATCAAGAAGGCCATAGTAACGATCCAGTCCTGTATCATAGGACAGTTTTACTTCTACTTTCTTGTTCTCTTTGGTAAAGCGTGACTTGTGCATTGTCACTTTGATGATATTACCAATTACATCTGTACCATCCTTGTCCTTCTTCTTAGACAGCATAGCGATAGACGATGCTGCATACTTGAGTCCAGAACCACCAGAGATTTCTTTTGTCGGGATATATGCGCCGACAACATCATAGACATGGTTTGTTACAAGTAGTGGTACGTTTGCTTTTGCAAGTTTCAATGACAGGACACGGAATGTACCTCGCAGTAGCTGCGCTTTTGTCATATCCCTTGCTTGTTTACCAGAAGCTGTATCTTCCAGTTCTTTTACCGATGAGAGCATACCAAGCGAATCCAACACCATCATCATAGGTGGCTGATCCTTACTGTCATTGTATGAGTCTAGCATACGAACAGCATTGGTACGAAACTCTTCGATTGATTGCGGCTCAGAGATAACAACGCGATTGACATCGATACCTCTAGTTGTCATCATATTCTTCGTAACTGCGGCTTCTGTGTCAAAGTAAATGACCCCACCATCTGGATTGTCCTCAAGAAACTGCTTGATAACTCCTAGAGCGAAAAAGGTCTTCCCCGTCGCGCTTTCACCCGCAAATGCTACTATTTTGCTGTTAGGAATACCGCCATACAAACTACCAGACATAGCTGCGTTTAGAATGTATGAACCAGTATCAATAGTACCAGAAAACTCTGAACTATTCTCACCGCTGCTGGCTACATGCGTATTATCAATACCAGCAATTACATTATTAAGAAAACTCATCCTTTATATACCTCATCAAGTTTATCATTAAATTGTTCAATCTTCTGCATACGAACACCACCTGGCCAGTAAATGTAATCCTTATCAGGATTTGCTGCTAAGTTGTTCAGCAATGGCTTTATCATGTTATATAGAGTATCGCATTTTTGTTGCAGTTTGTCAAGTCCTTCTTCGGTCGTAGCAACAGTTTTCTTTGCTTGCTGTACGACTTGAAGTTCTTCTTCTGTTACTGCTGTGAATCCAAAATCGAAATCAGACATGTGTGTACCTTTCTATTTCCAGAAATCTTCTAGTGTCACCACCTTCTCAGTCTTCCAACCGATAACATCCAAGATAACCCTGATAGGATCAATGAACGCTTTGCTGAACTGCGTATCATAGTCGATAAACTTTTCCAGTGCAAACTCAGGCGGAAGATTGTTGATGATTGAGATGACATTCTGTCCAGTTCCATTAGGCTCTTTGAGATAACAGAACTTGATCTTTTCTCCATCTTTGATGGTTTGATATCGCTTCTCCAATCCACCCTTTCTGATCAGGTGATTGTAAAGCAGGCCCCCACGGACATGGATGGGAGTACCCTTCGCTAGAACAAGAGTATCCTTGTTGTTACTATCATATTTATTCAGATCAGACAGTGAGCGGGGGAAAGCGATATCTTCAAATGGAAGCGACAAGAACTTGTCTTTGAAGTCAGAGATGAACTTCTGTACGTCTTCTTCAGTCTTGTTCAGAGTGATATCAATTGCTTCCTTTAGAGCATCCCTACAAGCCTGCGGGGTCGATGATTTGACAGTCTCGATTCCCATCATCTTGAGTTTAGGCTCAGTGAAGCGAACACCCTCACTATCATATACATTGAGCATGTATCGCTTCTTAGCAGTCCATATACCCTTGTCAGCGATCACCTCACGAGCCATAACCATCTTTTGCTCGTAAGCATTCATTAGATCAGCAAGGTCTTGATAACTCTGATCAATAAAAGGTTCAACCTTCTCTGAAGCAACTCTATCAAGGAAGTCAACGATACGCCCACGAAACGATATCTCCGTCTCTCCCTCTCGTAGTGATAGCACCTTATCAACCAGCCTGTCAAAAGTAATGTATACTGAATCCGTATCTGACGCAATAACATAGTCTTCTCCCTCTGTCGAAAGCAACTTGTTTAGATATTCATTCAATCTTTTCTCAATCCATCTGATAGACAACTGACCAGACAGTGTAATAGCTTCTGCTTGACGCACATCAAAGAAACGGAAGTACTGATTACCAAGCGCACCATAAGCAGAGTTCAACTGAATCTTCTTGGCCATCTGCAAGTTCTTGTACTTCGATATCTTCTTGTTCACCTCATACCGTAGTCCCTTGTCTTTGGTAGTCTCCAGTTCTTTCTGTGCAATGATCATCTCCTTCTTATATAGAGATCGTTCATCATACATGGTTTGCATCATCTCTGGAAGGAAGCCTTGCTTATCCTTGCGGAAGAGGTGGCCATTGGCTGCAAGAACCTTGTCCTTTGGAAAGTCTGGTACGATACCATCAATCATATCATCCATGTCAGTCTGAACATACTCACCCTCGACAAAAGTGTCAGGAGAAATATTATACTGCATGATCAGATGCGGATACAGAGAGTTCAAGTCAAACGACATCACCCAATTGTGGCCACCCACCTGTGGCTCTTTGACATACGCACCAGCATATGCTTGCGCTTTGAAGGAAGTCTTCTTTGGTGGAATGACAACCTTCTTATCTAGCAAGTAGTTGTGAATCAGAACATCCCACAGGCGAACCTGTGTGAACACATCTGCATAGTTGACTTTAGCGTCATATGCGATAGCGAGAGCGGTATCGATCAGCTTCATCTTTTCATCGATACGCTCAACCAGTTCAACGTCCTTGATATTATAGTCGATGAACTTCTGATAGTCAGTACGATACAGTTCATGCAGCGTACCAACCTCAGAGTAGTCTAGCTTCTTCTCACCAATCTCTACATGAGCGATGTGATCAAGACGATAGGATTCTTGTTGTGTGTAGGTAAACTTGCGATAGAGTTCAAGGTAGTCCAGCGTAGCAAGTCCAGCAAGTTCATAAGCCTCTTGCGTCCTGTTCCACTGCTGGATTTCTCGACGGTTCAAATTCCTAAGAGGAGACATCCTCTGAGCCATCTTCTCATCATACAGACGACTGATACGATTAACCAGATAGGGAATATCAAAGAACCTGACATTCCAACCAGTAACGATATCAGCATCCATCTTTTCCCAAAACTCTAGGAATTTCATGATCAGTCTGTTCTCGTTCTCACAGTCAAGATAACGAACATCTGATCTTGTGTTGTTGTACTCCCCAACACCAAAGACGAACACCCTACCCTTCACCTTAACGGTGATAGCAGTGATCGGCTGCTTTGCATCAGCAGGCTCTGGAAACCCTTCCTCAGAACCAACCTCAATGTCAATGTTAGCAACACGAATATGATCCATGTCATAGTCGTTACCATACTTCTCATTGAGACATGCGTACTCATACGTCGTGGAACCATAGACGGTAAATCCATCGACATCAGTGTACTGCTTCACAAAGTCTCTTGCTTCACGAATGGAGCCTTGTTCGACAGGTTCAACAGACTGGCCATTGATTGTCTTCCAATCACTCTCACGTCGTGAGGCTAGGTAAAATGTTGGGGAGTAGGGAACCTTGTCTAAGAAACGACGACCATTATCATAGCCTCGAATGAAGACAAGGTTCCCGCGTGTGTATGTGTTTGTATAGAATCTCATAATGTAAATATAACAAAAACCATACGGTTTGTCAAGACCTTATTTCAGGTCTTCAGCAGTTAGTGGTGTTAGTTCAGACATACGCATGATCATTTCCATTTTCTCATCTTCTGGAAGAGGAATCATACCAGCATCTGAAAGCATACCATCTTCACCCCAATGCTTTGTCCACTCATCCATGTATTCTTCAACGCCCGGAATTACACCGACATGTGCGTGTTTTACATAGAAGTAAAGTGAACGAGAGATAGAGTAGCTACCATCTGCAATCGCATCAAATGTAGGCTCACCGCCATCCACGATTGCACCGTGAAGTACATCAGAGTTCTGATCAAGATAGGAGAAACCGAAAATACCGTATGAAGCTGAATCTTCTAGTAGTTTCTGAACAATTAGATTATCCTGTTCACCAGCTTCAATGTAAGCACCATCAGTACGCATTGCACGACACTTTTTACCCTTCTTGTCGCCACGAGCGATTGATGCTGCTTTAGCGATTGGGTCTTTTGCACAATAGCCTTTCTGATTGACCATCTCTACAAATGACGCACGAGTACCAGAAGTTGTAGGCGGGCCCATCACACGAATAGGAAGATTTGGTAGATCAGGATTGATCTGATTCCAGTGTGTGTATGGATTATCGATCCATGTACCATCTTCTTGTGGAATTTGTGCTGTCAAAGCCTTACCAAGATCAGACTTTGATATGTTGAGTTGAATACCATCCTTTGAACCAGCAACAACGATACCGTCGTAACCAACTTTAATTTCTGTTACTGTGACTCCGTTCTCATCACAATAAGCAAGTTCTTTTGTCTTCATGCGTGAAGATGCGTTACCGATATCAATAAACTTTGCACCAATACCTTGACATACGCCTTTCTTTCCGACAGATGATCCGCCAGATTCTACGACAGGAGTTTTGTGGGAAGGACTGTTACCTAGTTGTTCAGCAACGATTGTTGCAAAGGGAAGGACTGTTGAAGAGCCGGCTATACTTACATAGTCTCTAGCATGAGCGGCTGATGAAATTAAAATAGCACTAAATAGTACTATGAGCGATTTGTACATGATCGTTCTCCTATATGATTGAGAGGCAGCAAATTCGCACTTTGCTGTCTCTTTTCGTATTTAGAAGTTGCAGTTTTTTTGCACTTTTGTTACAAAAGTTAATCCTGCATCTTAAGTGCGAGATCAGTGGTTTCAGTCACACGGCGTGTCCATCCACGACCAAATGTACCAAATGTCTTCAGTGCTTCATAGTATCCTTGTCTACGATGCTGATACTCGACAATTGCTGTCTGTACACTGTTATGCTCTAGGTACTCAGCAACCTTACCAAGTGTACCTGGCCCGATTGCACCGTCCTGTGTCGCGCCTACAAGACCTTGTAGGTACTTAGCTGCTCTACCTGTACCAGCATTGACCCCAAAATCAAAAACGCAGAGATCAAGACCCCAAGGAAGTTCATCACCCTTTACCCTATCCCAATAGTTCTTTTTGTAGATGGGTTCAACATCTTCGACTGTCAAGTCTTTCATGTCTTTGTCTCCACCCCACTCTTCGTAAACTCTCTTAGTCACACCAAGATTAGTTTCACCGCCTGGGTCTTTCGGATGATTTACATAACCGCCTTCATGGTGAAGGATGGTTTCTAAACATGTACGATAATTCTCTGCTGCCATTTCATTCTCCTTTAAAAAATAGGGGGTTGTTACACCCCCTATTTAGATTATTGGATTTCAATAAGTTTTGGTTTCTTTTCATCTGGGATGATACGCTCCAGTTCAATAACCAACATACCATTCTTTAATTCAGCACCATTTACTATAATGTCATCAGCCAGAGTAAATGTGCGATTGAACTTCTTCATGGAGATACCCTTGTGGAGCATCCTTGTCACATCCCCTTCTGCATTATCGTAAGTTGAGCGAATAGTTACTTCACCCTGTGCATACTCAACCTCAACATCATCCTTTGTCAGACCTGCGACGGCCATGTCAATGAAGAATGCTGTATCTGATTCTTTACGAATGTTATATGGGGGAAACCCTGTTGATTGTTTCTGGTGCTTATGATATTGCTGCATTTGTTCCAGAACGCGATCAAAGCCAACGGCATAGGGCGTAAGTCGATTGATATCGAAAGTAGTTAAACGTGTCATTTGCTAATCTCCTATTAAGCAAGATTGTTGTTGTATAAGACCCATAAGGCGTCTTAGTTCATTATATAGTAACTCTTGTATCGTTTGTCAAGAGTTTTCTGCAATTTTTTTTGCTCTACCCAAGATAAAATCTTGCTGTAGTGCTTTGAATAAGTCTGGCTCAGAATAGTTAGGCCCTTTCAGCACCTTACCATCTTCACGGTAAATTGGTTTACCGTCTGCGCCAAGTTTAGACATATTTGATCTTTGTACTTCAGCAAAGCACTTGTCGAGATCAATCCCAAATGCATGACCAGCACCATAAGTCACATACAGAATGTCAGTAAGAGCATCTGCGACTGCGATATAGTTCTTTGCTTCTATTGCTTCTTTGAGTTCACCAAGTTCCTCTTCGATCAACTCAACTCTTAGTGCTTGTGTAGCTTCATCTGGAAACTCTGGTGTTTCTTTTACCTCTTGTCCAAATGCATTCATAAAGTCCTCTACCTGTCGAAAGTTAGAGTATATCAATCTTTTTTCCATATTATCGCTTTTTTCCAATATTATATTTTGCTGTTAAATTCCACTCATTCTTCTCTTTGTACGGCAGCACTTTGATTTGTGATAGTGGTGCTACAGGATCAGAAGACTTACTACTTTCCACTAATCCAATCAATCCCCACTCAGAGAGTAGGTTAGCGATTGTGTTGCGTCGTGCGATATCGTCTTCAGTGAAGTTGCTAGGCTTACCGTCTAGTGCAAACAACTCTTTAAAGTGTACGATATAGTACTTACCTTGTTTGTGAAGAATATGACAAGACTGATAGATTGTCTTGTCTTTGCGAGAGGCCACCCCAATACGAGTCAATGTTTCTCGAATCTTCAAGAAATCATCATCTTCCTTTAGTGTCACCTCAACGAGATTACTGATGTCAATCGTCATTACTCCCACCTTTTTCCAGTGTGTTTCTTATTGTTATAAGCTGTTCGGGAGAAAGGATAGAAAGTGCTTGAAGTGCTTTAGCATCGTTGTAACCATAATACTGCTTCACCACGGACAAATCTCCTTCATCATCTTTCTTCACCCATTTAGCAAACCTCTTTTTGGGTCTAACACTATTTAGGAAATACTCAAATTGTAGGAGATTATCCGCTTCGTATCGTTGATTCATCTCATTAGCCACACCAATTGTATCCATGTGATAAGACATAGCACGATTGGTAAGAAACATGTTGTAAGACTTCTCAGCGAGTTTGTCGTTCTCTGTTCCTCGCATCAGATTTTGCTTACTAGTATTGATAGCGTTTACATAATCAAAAGGATTCATTGCTTATTTCCACTCAACCTCTACCATCAGTTCGGTGAGAAAAGCCATGAAGTTGATCTCTTGATCAGCAACAAAAGCAGACTTATATTGATAGTCAGCAAGTGTCACAACCGTTTGAGGAATACTCTGTGGCTGAATATTCTCAGTCATGTTATCATATATTTTACGAAAGAGTGGTGTTACATCACCATCGACATTCTGCGCTACCCACTTACGAACAGCACTAAACTCTTTGTTCCTTAGAGCATCGACAAGAGTGTCTAGATTCTTGTCA